GAGAAGTACTTTGGTATATGTTGCCATTTATCTATCCTTATCCGAATACTTGCATTGAAATTACGGCTTGGTCTGTATCGTAAACTGCATTTGCGCCTGCTGCACCAGTTGCTCCTGTATTGCCTTGCACTCCTTGTGGAATAGTAAAATTAAATGTTGCGGCAGATGATGTTCCTGCATTTGTAACAGTTGCTGAACTGCCTGCTGCGCCTGTCGTAGTTGTGCCTACTGCAATAGTTGCTGCCGCACCGTTAGTTCCGTTGGTGCCATTGGTTCCATTAGTGCCGTTTGTTCCAGCAGTTCCTTGCGGTCCAGGTGAAGTAACATTTAACAACGGGTTGTTTTCTTCAACCGTGACAGAAGTAGTTACTGGTTGAACAATTATGATGTTACTCATCTAGTTACCTGCGGTGAAACAACAACCTGACCTTGAACCAATCTCGTAACAATGCCGCTACCTGAAGTAATCTCTAAATCGTAGACATAAACGCCTGCAAGTATTGTTCCTGTTTGAGCAGCAGTGGCATGAACCGCTACCAAACCTGTCGCGCCAGTGATAGTAATGCCGCTTGAAGGTGTAGACAAAGATAATACGGCTGTTGCGCTTGAAGCGTCTGATCTAACTTGTAGTGCCGCACTGTATCCAGTTAAGTTAATTGCCACGCCACTACTATCTTGATAAGTAAAATTGATATACCAATCAGCGCCTTGATCAATTGTAGTGTTGTAATTTGTTGCGGTCATAAATCTCCTGCCCTTATCCTACGGCTGGCGTAATGATAGCAGTGCCGCACTTCAAGCACACTGGACTTGACTTTGGATTAGGTAATCCGCAATTCTCGCAAAAGTTTGCTATTGCGTTAAAGTAATTTGCGACATTTTGAGTTGCTAGTAGATCTTGAAAGCCCTGAACCATTGCGTCAAGCCTGTCGGGTGAATCAGGCATGTCGGCTGTCCAGTTGGTCATCTGATCTTCAAGTTGAGGGAACTCTCCAATATGATGAATACGCCCTTGCTCGTACATTGCGGCAACAGGCTCAGCCCGTAATCTTTTACCGACATGCGCTCGCACTTCTCGTATAGGCAATCCTTGTTTGACTTGCCTCAATACTGAAGCAACCATATCTCCGCCTTGATTGACTTCAACCAAAATACTATCTGCTTTGTGATGTTCGAACACTTCAACAACCTTGCTAGCCCAATCCAATGGCGATCCTCTGAAAGAATAGTCAGCCAATACATACCCGTTGCTTTGAGTATCCGATCCGCAAACAATAATTCCTGTTTCATCACTATCAGGGTTGTTTGTTACCGCAGGATCTACCGATACAACAATTCTTGCGAGCGCTGGCGATTTCTGAAGTCTGTTTCTTTCAATAACTCCTCTTGTCCACAATGCGCCTTCTACATCATCAAGTATTTCTCCGTATAACTCTTGCCTGCCTAGTCTTGTGCCGTGATACCTAGCCTCTAATTCAAGTAACGCTGAAGGTGCTAAGTTTGCTGCATTGTCAAATGTTGATCCTCTAGTAATTGCTACTGATCCGTCATTGCGCCCTGCTAAAGATCTAATCAATGCTGTCGGTCTAGGTGTTGTTGTTACTACAATGCGTGGCTTCTCTCCCAAGCGCATACCAAACTGAAGTTGATCCCAAGCGTCTGTGTATCTATATGCCGCTAACTCGTCACACCAAGCGCCGTGGTGCTGTGGTCCACGAAAACGATCAGGCTTGTCTGCTGAAAATAATTTAATTTGACTGCCGTTGTTGAGATAGATCTCACCCATTGACCTGTTCCAACCTTTGTCGCGCAATACTTTGTATCTGCGTAAAATCGTTAAAACACCTGATTCACCTTCAACGCAGGTATCTCTTGCGTCACCGTAAGTTGGAGCAACAATTGCCCAGCGTGTATTGGGTTGTCTTATTGCCTCCCAACAAAGCCACTCTGCGGCAGTTCTTGTTTTACCAGCACCGCGCCCAGCCATGTATAGCCAAATGTTCCAATTACCTTCAGGCGGTAGTTGTTCCTTCCGTGCTAGTTCTTTCCTCCACCTCCACCGTGATGCTTTGATCCAATTCGTTAAGTTCTCTGATGATTCTTTCAATTTCGGCGTCAATAACTCCTGCGTCATAATTCACCACCTCTGCCTGTATCTTTGTTGGTGCGTCTAATCCGAGCAATTTTGCTCTTTTGTCTATTACTCTCAATATGAAGTCTGCTGATCTCACATTGCCGTCTACTGCGCCTTTCCAAAAGGCTCTTTGTAATCTGTCTAACCTATCCAGTTCTGCGTTGCGTAGTTCTTTGACGGGTTGGTCAAACACCCTAGCCATTGCCCTCTGATAAGCCTTGTAAGCGCCTCCAGCGTTGCTATAACCAACTGCCTGAGCAATACCCTCCCAAGTAGCGCCAGTGCGTCTTAATTCAACAACCTGCCTCTCACGCTCCATGAGTTCAAGTTCTTTTTCCTCTTTGTCGCTCACAATTTCCCAATCATCAGGAAAAGATTACACGATTCATAAGATCAGCGCCACGTTCAGGAGATAGCCCTGAAGGTATTTCAAATGCTTTGAACAATGAAGCAAGGTTGCGGTGCTTTGTTTCCCTACCTTTGACCCATGTTTCATTTTGCTGTTTGCCTGTGAGTTCAGATCTTTGTCGCCTTCTTTCAGCGCAAAGTGCAGGCTCAGTGTTTAAATAAAACAAATGAAATTCGCCAATTGATTGCGCTAATTGAAAAAATCTTCCATTAGCAAGCCTGTCGCCTTCTCCGTATATCAAATCTGTTTTTACTGTCGGTAGCCAAGGTTCTATTGAAACAATAGCAGTGTTGCCTAATGTATCTGTGCCGCCAAATGAGGGTCTAAGCCAACCAAGTGATATTGCTTTGCCGTGAGGAGTGTCGTGTGTTCTATATTTGATTGGGTCTTCAATCTTTGCTGTTTCAACCCAAGTCTTTGTAAATGCTTCAGTTAAAGTAGTTTTGCCAGCGCCAGGTGCGCCTATTAAATAAATTATTTTCATTTCGCCTCCTAGAACTAAACCTCCACTATTACTAATGGAGGCTAAGTCCAGCACTCTACGACAGCCATCTGGACTGTCAAGGTAATCGTAATCTATCAGGTTCAAAAATAATATCAAGCCTACCGAGTGAGTATTTTGCCTGTTTCTTTGTAGGCTTTTAATCTTGCTTTGTCTACGCCTTCCCAACCCATTTTCTCCCCCAAGTATCTATGTGGGAACACATTTGATCGGGCTTCTAGCGCCAATTTTGTCAAGCCATTTGGTTGCCGTTTTATCTCCTCCAGCATGGCGTCCAAATCTTCGCCAATGTAGTAAGTGCCTTTGATTAAAGATTTCAATGCGCAAAGAGATGTTTCTGCCTCTTGTAGCCTTGTTTGAACTCCGTGTTCAGCCAATTTGTTTATTAAATTCAATGACACTTTATTCAAATATGCGATCTCAGAAGGTTTGTTGCCTGAAGGTAATCCTGAGTAAAGGTAATTCAATCCTGCTCTTGGACCAGTGCTGTTGGCGTGACCCATGTCAGGCGCTTCAACGGGTAGATCGCAAACAAATCCAATCATTTCTACAAGTTTGTATGAAGCCCACCTGCCGTTGCCGTATATTGTTTCAAGCGGATTGAGCATTGCTGTCCAACTCTGTTGCGGTGTATCTCGTATGTATTTTGATAGCCAAGTGTGCAATCCGCCATTGTTCTCAGCGATAGACACAACTGATTCAAAATGTTGTTTAAGTTTGCTAGGTGTGCGGTGATTTCTGCGCTCAGTATCGCAAGGTAATCTCAGTAAATCCTCTGAAGGCACTGCTGGAGATCTGACTTGATCGTAACAAGTTAGCCCTGAACCAAAATCGTAGTAAGCAACATAGACATTGCAAAGCCATGCTGCTTCATCTTTGTTTAAGTTAAGTAGTCTTGCTATTTCTTTAAGCAGTGGATAAATTGGATCAAGTTCATTGGCGTCAACCATTGCTTGATGTAATTCAGCGTAATCTTGCCAAACTGTCATTTACCTTTACCGAGAACGGGCATATCTACTTCGCCTTTTAACGCTCTAGCCATGTTGTCTTCGCGAGCAGTTCTGCTCTCTCTTGCTTTGGCTGTTTCAACTGCGTAGGTAAAACAATCTTTCAATCCTCGTAATGCGTAATAAACGATTGAATACCTATATGAATCAGCGCTTTTAGGTGTCATTGGTGTTACACCGTGAACATATTTGTATCCAGCAAAAAAAGTCACCCAGCCGTCACGACAAGAGCAAGTAAAATTGTATTCAGGCAGAGTGAGGTATCCACCTTTCATTTCTTTGCGGATAACTGGCATGGCTGACCATGTAGCAAAGTTGAATCCATCTCTGTGATAAGGAAGCGTTGAAGCCTTATTAACAACTCCTGAAGTCCATAGTGCGTCATCAGTCAATCTCCATTCATCTGCCAATCCTGCGTCAGCAAGGTTCTTT